GTGTCCTTTAACTGCACTTCCATAAATCTTCTGTTTAAGTTTGTGAAGCTCAGCTTTTGCATTAACTTCCTCTTGCCAAGTGAAGGCTTCCCGCTGGATATTCTCCTCTAACTCAAGCTCTTTCTTCTCAAGTTCGTTCAGGTCCTTTCGAAACTTAACCTCAATTGAGCCCCACCTCTCCTCATTTTTAGTCCGTTTGAGTATTGAGAGGCAGGCTCGGAGCCTTCTCTCACCAGCTATTAACCTGTTCTTGTCATCTATTACAATTGGGTGGATTAAACCATAGGTCATAATAGATTGGGCAAGTTTGTCTACTCCCTCAAACTTCTTTCTAAACCTACTTCCTACTTGGATTTCGGTTATTTTAATTTTGGGCATCACTCCTCCAATATTTTAATTTTGGTGAATTTGAGTCCTATTGCTTCTTTGTGAGTCATTGTCTTTCCGTCTACTACTACTATTCGTGAGCTAGGTAGACCCTTTATTGGGTTTAGTTTCTTATCTTTATCTACTGATATCATAAAGGGCGGCTGGTCTGGTTTAAGCTCTGGTTGGATTACTACGGGTTTAGTTGGCTCTGGTTTAATCTTATCATCTTTTCCACAGAGGTGCGTAATGTCAATTGTGTCCTTTCCCTCAAGTCCACTGATTATCTCATCAAGCATGAGCTTAGCACAGTCTGCTTTAATCTCAAGCTCGTGTATGTCCTTGGTGGTGTTAAGCATCTTACTTACTGCTCTAAGCATGTTTATTATCATAAGTCCTCCTTGTAATTTCAATTATTGAACTTATCAGATAAGGTAGAGGAGGGCTGCCTTGGTAGGAGTGAAAAATGTAAAGAACCCCCTTAGCATTTAACCAGGAGTGGGCACCCCCCTCTATGTAGACTACCTTACTATCTTCTTTATGTCGTTTGAGAAAACTCCCTCATACTCTTTAACACTAAGAGCTGCATCCAGCTCCAGCCCTTTTGTGTCTTCAGTGTCGAAGTCTCCCCAGGTTAGACCTAATCCCTCACAAATCTCCCTCAACCTGAATTGAGCATTACCTTCAGGTTTTAGGGTAGTGTTCTCGAATACATGCCCTGGTTTCAACTTGTCGTCAGTTGCTTTCACGTTAGGGTCTGCAAACTCGAACTCCCACTTTACATAAGGGTAGTTCTTACCTTCTGCTATTGAGCAATTTACTACTCTCAACCTGTAACTACCAGCTTCGGCATAACCAAAGCCGCCAGTCTCAGCATTAGGATTTACCGTGACTTTCATCAGCTTTACCTCCTTTCTTTTGGATTTTGTGTTCTTTAAGCCAAGCATCACGCTTAGCCTTTTTGTGCTGCTTTTGAAGAACCTCCATTGTCATTTCGATGTCAGTGAGACCTGGTGTGTATCTTTTACTCTTCTTCATCACTTTCCCCTTCTACCTCTACATAAGATATTGTTGATATACTATAGGTATATGTGTCTTCCATTACCTCCCTCCATAAAGTTTACTGAAGTCAGATGGAACTATCATGGGTATGTCTCTTGATGTTCTACAAGACCTCATACTGTCACCAACAGTTAACATCTCATAAGTAACCTTATCTCCTCTTACAGTTTTACGGAGCCAATACACCTCCTCAAACCCAACCCCTATCTTATCCTTCATTTGACCATCAATTAAGGGAAGGTAAGAAATCCTCCCAGTCAACTCATCTTTATCTGCTCTCTCATGACAGATGAAGATTACGTTACACTTAAGTCTAAGGAGTGTATTATTAACTGTTTCATAGTTGGTAAGGGCTACACCATAGAGAGGGAGGGTCATAGTAGATGTTGAATTAGCCGCCATTAAGAGTCTTTTAAGATGCTCATTCATGGAGGTATAGCTGTCTAATACCACGGTTTTAATCTTTATCTTCTTGCCCTCCCTTTCAATAGTGCAATCATTATCAACAAGAGTTTGTATCATCTCAGCCAATCTCATATAACCCTTAGGTTTAGCCATGGTTACACGAGACCCTGGCTTAGGGTCTAATCCCGCTAACCTAACAAGAGTTAGTTCTGAAAGAGGGTCATCAATAGCCCATTGGATAATATCCCCCTTCTCTAACTTCCCTGAGATATTGTGCATCTTGTGAAGCTTGTTATCCACGTCTAAAAATAGAACGGGACCAGGTGCAGTTGAAGCGGCTGTGGTTTTACCACTCCCTGGTGGTCCTATCAGTAGACAACTGAAGATTTTCTCCATTATTTACCCTCCAATTTGTCTTTAGTTAACCAAAGGTGTATTTTACCATCTATCCTTGCTCTTCTAACATAACCAACGCCTAGTTGTCCAGCAAACTTTCTTAATAAGTATACGTTCCCTTGCTTAATCTCATCCTCATCAAAAACTATAGACTTGGTTGAGTCCAACACTTTTAAGGCGTTTAATACAGTCTCGTAAGGGAACTTACAACTTCTAGTAATAGATGGTCTGTCAGCTGTCTTAAAGTTAATCATGTTTTTCATTTCTTCACCTCCTCTACCTCTTTAAACGGTTCCCATTTTTCCACTTTATACTCCCTCTCAATAACCCGATGGTCCTCCCCATACATGCAGAGTGTCTTAAAAGGGCATTCAGAGTTGTAACTATAACATTGGTCCTTTCTTTCACACTCATAGAACTCATTCTCTTTCTCACACCAAAGAATATCCCTAATATACCTCTGAACATTAAGCTTAAACCTCTCCCTGAGTTGGGTAGTCCTGGTCTTAGGGTCTCGGTAGAAGTGTTCCTCAGCCTTCTTGGTCTTCTCAGTTACCCTCTTAGTTTCCTTCCAGGGTTGAAGAGCATTAACTACGCAGCCAAAGCATTTCTCCCCGAAGTAAGCTTCTGCGCACAGGATATACCCAGTTATTTGGAAGTCAAGGTCAAACTGTTTGAAGTAGTTGAAGTTAAGGACAGATGCTGTTTTATGCTCAACTATCCAAAGCTCCTTTCCCCATCTAACTGGTAAGTCTATCCTCCCTGCATAGAGTATATCTCCTATAGGATAAACGAAGCCTATCTCGGGCTTAGCCGCCAGTGTAAAAGGCTCCTTAGCATACACCTTTGCATACCATCTTAAAAGCTTCTCCCCATTTTCCTGAGTTCTAAGGCTATCACCTTCCCTATCTTTGTAGGTTTCCCTGAAAATCGCAATAGCTTTATCCATGCTATTGGAATTATACCACATCTCTAGGGCTTTGTGAATAGCCCCTCCAAATTCTAACGGAGCACTGGTCACCTTAGGGGTTAGGTGCCTAACCATCCTATAATAGTACTTCTTCCGACATTCGAGAAAAGTACTAAGCATTGTGTAATCCCAGACTCTCTCCATCGCTTCTCCTTTCTACATCTTTACTAGTTTAAATACTACGATGTTCCTTACATCTTTCCTAGCCTTTAGCTTCTTAACTATAGCTAAAGCCTTCTCCTTAGTGTTAGCAAAATATACTGGGTCTGATTCTACTTCGTAGAATATTGCATACTTTGCTTTTTTAGGGTTACCACGTATTACATCAATGCTCATTTTTGCCCGTGCCCGTGTGTCATTACCCCAATAACCGAAACATGCCATCTCAATTCACCCCCTTCCCCTTAATCTCAACTGAACAGTGCCCCCACTCTTGAAACCTATTAAACTTCACCTTTACATCACATGGGTTGCACACCCCATATTCTTCACATCTTCTAAACCCTCTAATTAACTTAACCTTATCATTTAATATGTGACCCATTGGGTTAATATCATTGTAGAGGTCATGATGACATCTAAAAATAAAACCAGAGGGGTTTATCAAGAGCTCAGAAGGCTTACACTTAACAGTTAGTTTTCTAAGTTTAGTGCAAGCATTTTGATATTTGTAAGTGTTCTTCTCCCAACCAGTGCTTAAAAACCTTTTAGTTCTAAAGTCTATGCCCCTCTCCTTACACATCCTAATCATAGACCTGTTAGTGTTCATAAACATAATATTATCAAATCCCCAGATGCCCACCTTATACCCCATCTTTTGAAGGGTGTGAACCTTGCTAACCATCTCAGCTTGATTGGTTTTTTTGTGTAGGCTAAACCTAATACTGGCATATTTAGCTCTTCTTTTAAATACGTAAGGGTCAACTCTACTTACGAACTCATCCAGGTTAAACATACCATTAGTTACTAGGTCTAACCCTATCCCCTTACGATATAAACCATCTACTATGGTATAAAATTGTGGGTGGATAGTCGGCTCTCCTCCTTGGAGAGTAAGAGGTAGGTCTGCTCTGTTCTGTATGCGAGCCAAACCATCTATCCACCCCGTAGCTCCTAACTCCTCCGTCTTAACGAGCCTGTCGAACCTATTGATACAGTAGGTGCAAGCCATGTTACACCGAAAAGTTAAGAAAACTCCTACGTAGTTATAAGTTTTGGGTAGTGTGATTGGTCTCATATAAGTCCTTTTCTTCTATTACCAAAGTTGGTAATGGTGAGATAAACATACTGTTGTAGAGGCTTTGTATTCTCTCAGGTTTTACTAATCGGACGGTTGTGATGTGGGGCTCAAACACGTTGGTGAAGTCATGGTTGTGTTGAAGACCTACATCAAATTTGCCATCCTGGGAACCAATTATCGCTCTGATTAGGATTGGAAGAGTGAATTGCCCACCACTCATCTTCGGCACTAGAGCCATGTGGTTTATAATTGCATCGGCGGCTATTAGCATGAAGTCCATTCTTTGGAACACCACTATAGGTTTGTAGCCTTGCATCGCAAGACCTATTGCAGCCCCTGCAATTAAGTTTTCGCAGATGGGCATCTCTAAGCATTTTTTCGCATTTACTTTGGTCATGGTGCCATATATATCTCCTGCGTTTTTTAACCCTTCTCCGAGGAACACGGTCTTTGGTTGTTCTCCTAGCCATGTCATCACCTCCGTTAGTTCTTGTTTATAGGTCATATTATCTCCTTTATTTTCTCTTTTTTATATTCATAGCCGCACAAAGGGCATTTTTCGTGTTGAATGCCAAACTCTGCATGGCAGTTACCACATGTTACTTCAACTTTTACAATCCCTAATCTAATTAGGTCTTTAAGTTTCATTAGTTTGTTTTTGCCTTATGCTGTCAAGCACCTCCCATGTAGTGGGTTTATCAAGCCGCTTTAGAAATCGTATTTACCTTTCCAAAGGATAAAACCCTTGGTGCCATAGAAATAACAATTTCCATAAGAAACCATATTCCTTTACTTTCATAACTACCTCCTTTTTCTAACTACAATTTTAACACCCCATCCCTTCTACTGTTGCCTGTTTTATTATATCTTCTTGGGGGACACTTACATAGTGATGTTTACAAATCCAGACCTTCTTCCCATTGTGTTCTACCACCTGAAAATCTTTGGTAATGGGTTTCTTGCAGATAGGGCACTGACCCTTATCTACTCTACTAGATACAATGTTATTACATTGAGACATGTGCACCTACCCCCACGTGAGGCCACCTTCTCACATAGTTATACCTTATTATATTCCTCGCAACCATTGGTGTAAAGTTATGCCATCTCTCTTCTTTGGTGCTCTCCACCGCAAGGTCATTATCCTCTATTATGAAGGTGAGAGGTAGACTGCGGGAGTTGCCAAACCTCACTGCCTCCATAAAATGCCCAGTGTCTTCTCCACCATCTCCCACGAAGCACCAGACATGACCTTTAGACCTCTTCTTTTTTAATCCAAGGGCTAGACCTACAGCAATAGCACACCCTCCACCCACTATCGCTGAGGTTAGGAAGTTAATTGACTTATCGTAGATGTGCATGCTCCTTCCCTCTCCTTTGCAGATGCCACTCTTCCTACCTAAGATTTCATCATGGAGCTTTTGGGCATCTCCTCCTTTTAAGAGATAGTGGTAATGGTTTCTATGAGAACTAACTACCCAATCTTTAGGTTTAATTGAACTAAAGAGTGAGATTAGCTGCTCCTCATTTCCTCCTGATAAGTGGATGGGGCAGGAAATCTTACCTTGTTTAAATAAAGTCTTAATGTTCTCCTCAAACCCTATGAGCTCTTCCTTTGTCCATCTCTTATTAGGTATACTCTTCATCTTAATATCTTTGATACCTCCATCATCGCCTCTATTTTACCGTTTATGAGCAATGGGTGATAAATACCCTGTTGACTTTTAATTACATTAAGGTATTTATTCACGCTCTTTAATATCCTTCTGTTCTCCCTTATCTTACCTATTTCAAACCAGACCTTCGCTGTTATTATAAGACATAAAATGTGGAATAAAGTAACTATCAAAGTCCCCATACTCTCCTCCTTGTCTCTAATCTAATCCGATTTAGCTCTTCCAGGGAAACTCCCATCATCCCTGCTATCTTTTTAGCCTTAAGAGTTGAGCTAAAGTTAATCCTATCCCACTCATAGGCTCTAATCATAGTTATCTCCTTAGAGGTGAACTCTGAGGTCTCTATTTGACCCTCTCTCCAGCTATCTCCCTCTTTTAGGCACTTCCCTTTGACGCACATGTCCCACAGGCGAGTATGTTTAAGAGGGGTGGCTGTAAAGACCTTAGTATAGTCAGCGTCTATATACTCGGCTACTTTAAGGGTCTTTCTAATCTCAGTCCAGGTCTCCCCTGGGAAACCTATAATGAAATTAGCCGCTACAAAGATACCATACTCTT